GATCCACCTTGGCATTTTCAGAACTGGAATAATGCTAAGGCACAAACAAATCCTATTCATCATTATAAAACAATGACAATGAAAGAGATTGAAGATTTACCAATTGGAGATATTGCAAAAAAAGATTGTGCATTGTTTATGTGGTGTACAGATCCATTATTACATAAACAGATTCCTATAGTAGAGAAGTGGGGATTTACGTACAAGACGGTTGCTTTTTATTGGGTGAAGATGAACAAGAAGAGAATTAAAAATTATTTTTTTAAAGGACCTGGGTTATGGACTAGAGCAAATCCAGAGATATGTATTTTAGCAACTAGAGGACACCCAAAAAGAATAAGTGGTAATATAGATAGATTAGTAGTGAGTGAACGTAGAGAGCATAGTAGAAAACCAGATAGAATTAGAAATGATATAGTTAATCTATGTGGTGATTTACCTAGAATAGAATTATTTGCCAGACATAAAATTGATGGTTGGGATGCTTGGGGAAATGAAATATAATGGATTTATATACAATAGATTTAAAAAAGTTTGCTAATGAAGATGGTCTACCTATTATGGATACAATTCAGTTTGATAGATGGACTGAAAAATTAGGTAAGGAAAGATTTAGAGAAGTACTAGCAGAATATATTGCTACGTTTAGACCAAAGTTTCCTTTAAGACAAATATCTTATGATGATATGCGTAATAATATAATTGCATTATCAAAGTTTGATACTTCATCTATATGTACACCTAAAGAACAAATAACAAAAGACGTATTTGAAAAGTATGAAGATTACAAATATAATTTTAAAGAATATGGTTTGGGTCTTATAAATGGACCTAATACATTTAATACATCTTCAAATTATTTTCATCAAGAGTTAAGATTAAATTGTTCAAGTTATGGATTTAGAGCGCCGATAGAAGTTTGGCAAAATGGTAACGCAAGAGATATATGGAAATGTTTAGGACCTATATGGAGAGGTATTAATATGAAGAGAGTTTTAGACAAAGATACTTATATGAGTGCCTTTAGATTGGGTACATATATTGCAACACAATTTAAACCAGTTGTTGCAAAAACAATATATGATATAACCAATGCAGAAACAGTATTAGATACGAGTTGTGGTTGGGGAGATAGACTTGCTGGCTTCTTTGCTAGTAAGGCAACATATTATTATGGTTGTGATCCTAATCCAAATACGTATAAGAATTATCAAAAACAAATAGAAGAGTATAGTAAATTCTTCCCAAATAAAACTGTTAAGATATGGAATTGTGGTGCAGAAGATTTACCTTATAATGAATTACCAGATATAGATTGTGCCTTTACAAGTCCACCTTATTTTAGTACTGAACAATATAATAAAGGTGGTGAGAAAGAAGAATTACAATCTTGGCATAAGTTTAATGAGTATGAAAAATGGAGAGATAGTTTTTATCTTCTAGTTGCAGAAAAGACTTTAAGTAAATCAAAATATATGTTTGTTAATATTATGGATCCAAAAATTAAGAATAAAAGATATAGGTCAAGTGATGAACTAGTTGATACTTTTAAAGATAAGTTTTTAGGTCAAGTTGGTATGAGAATTATGCAACGTCCTCAAGGTAATAAGAAATTTAAAACTAAAGAAGAGTTAAATGTTTTTATGGCAATGACTTTTATTGAAAATATTTGGTGCTTTGGAGAGAAAATTGACTTGTTTAAGACTAGTAGATTAGGAACGTTAGAAGAGTTTATAGGATAAATATATATGTATGGGGGATTTTATAGTTAAAACAATAATAGGTAGTTTAACAATACTAGCAGTATTCTTTTTTATTACTTGGATGCTGGAGTATGTTATTTAACTTTTTTGTTTGCATAGTAATAGTTTTAATATTGATGTTAATTGTAGTAATGATAGAGTAATGTGTGAGAATAACGATATATAGACAACCAGATGATTATATTAGTCATAACTTTCTACCAAAGGAACTTGACTCGGTCAAGGAATTATGTTATATTAACAATATAAAATTTTATGTATTATCATATACGGAACAGGAGATGAGTGAGTATGAAAGACTTTCTTAAAGAAATTATTAAAGAAACTGGAAATGAATATGCTAGTTTAGCAAGTGAAGGTATCACAGCAGGTGATGTTGTTTCATATATAGATACAGGTTCCTATTCTTTTAATGCTCTTCTTTCAGGTTCAATTTACGGTGGGTTACCAGGCAATCGTATTACTGCAATCGCAGGAGAAGCCGCAACAGGTAAAACATTTTTTGCATTAGGAGTAATCAAACATTTTTTAGATAAAGATAAAAATTCAGGAGTTATATTCTTTGAATCAGAAAATGCTGTATCAAAGGAGATGATTGAAAATAGAGGTGTTGATAGTACAAGAGTAGTAGTAGTACCAGTATCAACTGTACAAGAATTTAGAAGTCAATCAATAAAAATACTAGACAAATATTTAGAACAAGAAGAAAATGATAGACAACCTTTAATGTTTGTGTTAGATAGTTTAGGAATGCTATCTACTACAAAAGAAATGGAAGACACAGCAGAAGGTAAAGAAACAAGAGATATGACAAGGGCACAAATTGTCAAATCTACATTTAGAGTTTTAACACTTAAACTAGGACAAGCAAATGTTCCTTTGTTAATGACCAACCATACTTATGATGTGATTGGTTCTATGTTCCCACAAAAAGAAATGGGTGGCGGTTCAGGATTGAAATACGCTGCTTCAACAATCATCTATCTTGGTAAACGAAAAGAAAAATTGGGTACCGAGGTTATTGGAAATATTATTCATTGTAAAATATATAAATCAAGAATTACTAAAGAGAATGCTAAAGTGGATGTTAAGTTAACTTATAAACACGGTTTGGATAAGCATTATGGACTATTAGAACTAGGAGAAGAGGCAGGTATCTTTAAGAAGGTATCAACTAGATTTGAAATGCCAGATGGTTCTAAAGTATTTGGTAAACAAATTAATGATAATCCAGATAAGTATTTTACAAAAGAAATATTAAAGAAAATAGATGAATACGCAAACAAAAAATTCACATACGGATCAGACGAAGAGTAAAAGATACACCTTTGCTCAAAGAGAAGGTGATGATTTTTCCTGTATAAAACTTACTGAAGGTAAGTATAGAGGAGTAATTTATCACTATGGTAAAGTTGGATTTGGAAAGGATGAAAATCCTGATGGTACTTTACCTATGAAGTTTGATTTTACTGTTAAATTAAATCCTACAGAAGAGAAATTGGATGTTGATAATAAAGAATTTGTAGATTATATTGGTGACCTATTGATAGAATTATTAGATGAGAAAATAAAAAGTGAAAAATAAAAATTATATTAATGTTTATGATGATGTATTAAATGCTGGTCAATGCCATCATTTAGTTGAAAAGTTTGAAGATTCAAAACATCAATGGATTAAAACAGAATTAAAAGGTCATAGGTCTTTTACAGAAATTAATATAAATTTAAATACAGATTGGCAAGAATATGTGGATATATTATATAAAGCAATGAGACCATATGTTGATAAGTATTGTGAAGATAATAAGATAGATAAGATACACCAATGGCCAGAAAAATTTGGATTTGAACAAATCCGTTTTAAGAAATATGAAGTTAATAATGCAGATGAATTTAAAGAACACGTTGATGTTATGGACTATGCAAGTGCAAAAAGATTTCTTGTATTCTTTTTATATTTAAAAGATAATAAGGGAGGTCATACTTCTTTTCCTGAATATGATTTGAAAGTTGAACCAAAGGCAGGTAGATTATTAATGTTTCCACCTTTGTGGACTTATAAACATATAGGACATAAACCAATAGAAGAACCAAAATATATAATAGGAAGTTATTTACATTACGTATGAACGAAAGATTAGAAACAACTATATTAAATAATCTCTTCTTTCAAGAAGATTATACTAGAAAAGTATTACCATTTTTAAAAGAAGATTATTTTCCATTAAGAACTGAAAAGATTTTATTTTCAGAAATATATAAGTTTGTTGAGAAGTATAATAATCTTCCAACAAAAGAAGCAATCATCATAGAATTATCTCAAAGAAAAGATATTAATGAAGATGAACATAATACATTAAAAGAAATTGTTAATTCTATATCTAAATTAGATTCTGATCCACAATGGTTGTTAGATACAACTGAAAAGTTTTGTAAAGATAGAGCAGTACATAATGCTGTATTAAGTGGTATTAGAATTTTAGATAAGAAAGATAGTAAGAGAACTCCAGAATCCATACCTGGTATATTAGCAGACGCATTAGCAGTATCATTTGACCAACATATAGGGCACGATTATATAGGTGACGCTGAAGATAGATTTAAATGGTATCATACAAAAGAAACAAAATATCAATTTGATTTAGATTATATGAATAGAATTACTAAAGGTGGTGTTCCTAGTAAGACTTTGAACATTGCATTGGCAGGAACAGGTGTTGGTAAATCTTTGTTTATGTGTCATTGTGCGAGTGCATATTTAGTACAAGGTTTAAATGTTTTATACATAACTTTAGAAATGGCGGAGGAAAGAATTGCAGAAAGAATAGACGCAAATCTTTTAGATGTAACTATAGATGATTTACATACAATGCCAAAAGATTTATATGAAAATAAAATGGATAAGATAAGAAAGAAAACTGAGGGTCAATTTATCATTAAAGAATATCCTACAGCGTCTGCTCACTGTGGACATTTTCGTGCATTATATGATGAGTTGCGATTGAAAAAGGCATTTCAACCACACATAATCTTTATTGATTATATAAACATTTGTGCATCAGTAAGATTTAAATATGGTAGTAATGTAAATTCGTATACTTACATCAAGGGTATTGCGGAAGAGATGAGGGGCTTGGCTGTAGAGCTGAATCTTCCCATTGTATCTGCAACACAGACCACAAGACAAGGGTTTACATCTACAGATATTGGTTTAGAAGATACATCTGAATCATTTGGGCTCCCAGCAACCGCAGATTTAATGTTTGCATTGATATCAACTGAGGAATTAGAAGGGCTAAATCAGATGTTAGTTAAACAATTAAAGAATAGATATAATGATCCAACATTAAACAAGAGATTTGTAGTGGGTGTGGACAGAGCTAAGATGAAACTTTATGATGTATCTCAGAAAGCTCAAGAAGATTTAGTTGATACAGGACAGCCAGAAGTTACGGTGTTGGAGGATAGATTCAAAGATTTCAAGGTAGAATAAAGATAAATATAGCATGGAATCTTTAAAAGAGTTTTATACTTTACTTACTG